CAAACTTATTTTATAAGTAAGTACGATGAAGTTAGTATTCCTACAAACGTTCCTGCCTTCCATAAGAACGATTTGACCTTTTGTCCTTTTAGTTCTTTTTGTAGGTCATCTGTTAGATGTTCATACTGACCTATTTGTAATTCTTGTTGGTGGATGATGTACTGATTGTTTTCATCTTTGGTGTTAAGTAAATCGATGATAGTATCTTTCTGTTCATCTCTTTCATCCATTTTAATTACCTTCTCTTCTAGTAGTTTTATCTCTTGCTTACATCCATCATATCGGATTAAGTCTTGAGCAACAAGTCTTGCTGTCTTAGTTGGTATGCAAACTTTGGTTGTATCTACTTGCGAAAAACTGTTCAAGCTCAATATTAGAAAACTTACCAGCATTATTAGCTTTTTCATTTGTTTGATTTTTTATGATTGTTATTGTGTTATCTATGTGGTGGATTTCTTTTGTAATAGCAACCACGTTTTCTTTTACTGAGTCGATCTTAGTATCAATTTGTTTGTTTACTACTTTAGCTGAATCTACTTTTATTTGGATAGCTTCTATCTTGTCTTTATAGCCTTTAATGTCAGTTTTAATCCCTCTTGTAGTAAATAAGTTATAACAAAGCAATAATGCTATTATAATCAGTAGTATGTTTTGTTTATTTTTAAACATTTCTTTCTCCTTTATGTTTGTCTAATTTATCTAATATTTGAGTAAGTAATTCATTCTTTACAATACCTACCATTGAAGCATTTTTCAATACAGAGATTAATTGAAATGTAAGAAATGGAGCTATTATGGTTTCACTTAACCATCCCATTCCTGTAAATCCTTTTTCAATTGAAAGAATACATGCTAGCATTATTATCCAAAATATAAGGGTTTTTAGTACCTTTAATGCTTTTCGTGTTTGAAATCCTTCTTTTTTTATTCCTGCCCAAACACCAAAGAACCCATCTGCAAAAATAACTATACCAACTGCTAGAAATTGTTCTACATTTTCTGAGGTTAAGTTAAAAAAATAAGTACCTATAAAGGCTAATAGTGTTGACATTGATAGTGTAATAATTAATCCTGTTTTCATAGCAACTTAGTTAATATCTCTTAATGAATCTCCTCTATATGTTTGTCCCGTACTACAACTTCCTTTATCTTTTCCTCTTTTATTACATTTACCTACTTCTAATCCATCTGGTTGAGCATCAGGTTTTTTATTATTTTTTTCTAAATATTTTGAATACTCAGCTGTTGTCATACCTCTTATAGCAGCACCTTTAGCAAAATCAGCATTTCTTTTGTTTTCAGCTTCGGTACTTACAGAATCTTTATAGGTTTGAAATAATTGGTATCCACCTTTATCAACTAATGCTTTTTTAACTGCTGCTTTTTGAGCTTGTGTCATTTGTTGCCAAGTTATTGGATTTGTGTTTTTAGGAGCTTCTTGACCTTTTACACCTCCTACAACACCTAAACTCATAAGAGCAGCTGCTATTAAATTTTTAATAACATTTTCTTCTAATTGTTGTGAATTAGTTGTAAGTTGATTTTCAATTAGGTATTTTTTTATATCAAAATTCTCCATAACAAATTTATTTTACGTATTCGTAATACTTTTTAGTTTTTTGATTTCTATCTTCTAACCCATGAGTACCGCCGTTAATTCTTTTTGTAAGAGCTAATATAGCTGCATCATTGATTCCTTGATCACAAATAGACCAAAGTTTATTTTTATCAAAGAAGAACATTGCTGATTCAAAAGAATAAGTAGTTGCTACTAGATCTGGAGTTTTTACGATTTCTGGCTTTTGTAAGTATTGAGCGAATGCTGTGTAATTATCTTTTCCTGTTAATTGAAGAGCTCCTCTTCCTCTAAATTTCCATCCATCTCCACTTGCTTCGTCTCCATTACCCATTCTAGAAGCATAAACTCTGTTTGCAATCTTTTCTGGCTGCTTGGCATAACTCTCTTCTAAAGTACCTGGGAAGTATTTTCCAAAGATCTTTTGAAGACCATCTGCTGAATAGTTTAGATTTTCCGAAAATGTTTTAAAACCACCTGTTTCGTGTGCTGTTTGAGCAAAGAAATGTGCTGCTCTAACTGGAGTTAGTTTATAAAACTCCATTGCTTTTTTCATTGTACCTGGACCAAAAGCACCATCTGCTGTTACTCCAATTTTTTCTTGTAAACTTTTTAAACTCATTGTCTAGTTTTTTTCTTATTTTTTATTTTTATCTCCGTTAGTCTCTACACCTTCTTTTGTACCGAAGTAGTAAGAAAATATCATAAGTACTAATGTTTTTATTAAATCAAATAGTTGAGAGTTTTGGTTATCACTTAATAATTTAACCTGCCAAGCAATAACCTTATCTACTATAAATAGTGCTACAAGTGAGGTAAATATTAACAGGATAAATCTTACCAATATTTCCTGAGTGTTGTCAGCAAACATTTTATTTACATAATAAACTGACCCACCTATTACACATAATCCTAATAGGATTCCCGCTATCATTACTATTCCACCTTCACTAAACATCCTGCTCTTTTTACTTATCTTTTGATGCGAATTTCTCTAATCCTGCAATACCAAATGATCCTAATGTAATATACATAAATGCATTAAACACATATTCATTTAGTGGAAGATGCTGACCCATAAATCCTGTTACAAGATTTACAATCATTACTACTGTCATAACTGCAAATGATATAAATCCTACTACAGTTTTTTCATTGTAGTCGTTTGATTTTTTAAAAATGTCTTTAAACGCCATAATATATTTTATAAAGTTAATTAATCTATAACCTACTTGGCATAACAGATTTTTCATAGACATGATTTATGATAAATATTAAAAGCCCCTATATTAAGGGGCTTTCTTTTAAAAAAATATAATTATTTTATTATCCTTCACATGACACACAACTTTCATTGGTTCTTTGTAAATTAT